TTAAGGCTTCTTTTGGCGGAAGCTGCTCAGCCACTTTCCGCATGCCAGCCTTCTCCGCAAACGGGTTGTACTTCGCCATGACCGCAGGCATCTCCACGCAGGGCGTCCCAGCCTTAGCCAATGTTTCATGCACAAGCTTGGCGCCTAAGCCTATGGTTCGGTACTTCGGATGCACAACCACACGACTGATTATGCTCAGCTTCTGGTTCAGCTCTTTCATGCCCATTTTCGGCAAAACAAGCCTGCGGCCAAAACAGGTAGGCGGCGGATAACAATAAACGATTACTCCGCATAGCTCTTCTCCGCGTTTGAGGCAGAAAATTTTGCGGAGACACGCAATCTTGTGGCTGCGGTAATGAAAGCTGGCAAGTTTCTTCCAGTCTTCAGTTGCGCCTTCTGCAACCTGCATTTCCCGTGTGAGGCTGCATTCCTTAGCTGACACGTTTGGATAATAGTTTACGGTTATTTCCTCGCCGAAACGCTTGTGAATGTGCACTGAAGGGTTCAGATCCTCAAGCAGGTCGGTGTGGGTTGTGGCTGCCAAAACCGCTTTGCCCTGCTGCCGAGCTATCTTCTGCAAGTTAAACGCGATAATCTTGGCTGTGTCCCTGTCCAGGCAAGCGGCAAACTCATCCATAAGCCACCACTGTTTTCCGCTTTCGATGAGCTTGGCGATACGGTAACGGTACTTCTGTCCGTCGCTTAGCTGGCTGTATGTACGTAGGAAAAGAAACGCGTCATTCAATCCGACTTTGCTGAGCAATTCCAACCCTTCTTCTACTGTGGCACCGACTGTTTCAATTAACGGCTTCTCCGTGTCAACTGCGACTTCGGATAGGTCTATGGCTTCTTCGCCCAAGTCTGCCTTTATTGCTCGTAGTAAAACGCTTTTGCCGCTGCCACTGTCACCCGTGATATAGACGATGTCTCTGGGTCCAATCTTCAACGCAGCGTCCAGAACCTTGAACCTCTGAGCCTCATCAATGCCCAACCCAAAAGCTTCAGCCACAACAAGACTACGCGGCGTCAGCTTAGTATGCGTCTCATAGCTGATGTTAAACGTGAATTTGCCTGCTTCCCGGTCGTAGACGCGGCGAAACTGCCGTATGCGGAAGAACTCGTCCCGCCTTCGCGAGATGCGACATTCGCCAGTAAGTCTGCGCTCCTCCAGCTTTCTCCGAACCTTACTCAATTCAGATTTGCCTCTTCGCATCCTCTTCACCTTGGAACTATGCCCAAGAACGGCTCAGGCTCCATCTGAACCGTAGCAAAAACCGCCAAAGCCAAGCTCCAGAAGACGTCGTCATGTGTGCCGTTGGGATGGCTAAAGCCTATAGCGCCGTCCTTCCGCAACTCATAACGCTCAACGTTAAGCTCAGTGCATAGGTCTCCTCGGTATGGTCGTTCCCAATTCAGCAACGGATAGAAGAACTGCTTATTCATCATGCGCTGCTTAAGCAGACTTGCCATCTCGCTCTTTCGGGGCACACTGAAGTTTACGCCTTCAGCGTTCTCGATGCCCGCATTCTCCATGTCGGCGATTATACTAGGTCCTTCCCGTGTGAAGTCAACCCGTATTTTTTGGAAGCCGCCCCACCTGTCCTGCAGCGCTTTGAGGTAACCGAGAACTTGGGCGTAGAGTGTGGGCTGTTGGAAAATCTTTAGGTGCCGCAGAAACAGCTTATCGTTTAACCGCTCAACCACTGAGAGGACACAGTAATCCCTTGTCTGCGCAAGGTCCAGTCCCGCATAAAACTCGCCTTCACATTCGGCTTCGGGGTTGAATTCTTGCAGGTCAAAACCGCAGTTCTTCACCGTGCCCACGCAGGAGACAATCAAGCTCTGAGGCAGCCACACATCCTCGTTTTCCGCCCACTCCGCTTCCATCTCCCGCCGCCACCGCGCCGGGTCATCGCCAAACTGCCGCTTAATCCGCGTAACCATCTCAGGACTCAAAGGACCATTAGGCGCCAAAGCCCGCTCATACGTGAAATGATGCCTAGCAAAATCCGAATAATCGCGGTGATTGCACATCTTCCAAAACAAAGAATCACTATTAAATGGCGTACTGCTGGCAATTAGCTTGCCGTTGGTTGTCCCTAGCGTAAACAGAATGGCATCGTATAAGTCTTCATCGTTGGGCGTGAACCCGCATTCGTCCCAGTACAAACGGTGAAACGTGTTTCCCCTCACCGTATCAGGATTGTTCGGAAACGCCTCGATGATTGAACCGTTGGAGAAGCTGATTCTGGTCTTCTGCACACGCACATCACCAGCGGGAAGGTTTCGGCAGAAGCTGGCTACTCGTCTGATGTTGAGTTTGGTTTGTCTCCAGCTTGGACCGATAAAGCCAATGTAGAGGTCAGGGTTCTCGTAAGCATCTTGCAAAAGCAAAGCGCCAATCGACGTGCTCTTGCCTGTCTGCCTTGGCCACCGCACAGCCAAAAACTGGTTCTCGCGGTACAACTGCGCCAGCTCAAGCTGATACCAGAAAGGCGTCAGCTTGCAGACGTCTCTGAAGAACCTAGCAGTGTCGCCCCTAACCTGTTCAACAGCCGCCCTCCTAGCTTCATCCAGAACCTTGGCACCCTCTCTTAGCTGTTGGCGTTGCAGGTCATAGTCGGCTTTATGCCACGTTCTAGCCCTTCTTGTCCCTCTCGTCATCAAGTTTTTTCTTCAGCTCCATAACTTCAGCTTCAAAACCCCGAATATCCACGTACTTGGGAAAGAGCTCATTGTAGATTTTCACGGCTTGAATGATGCTGCGCAAACGCAAAACCTCCGCCTGATCCAAACCAGGAGTCTCCAACGCCTTCATCGCTGCACTTAACGTTTTCAACGCTTCTTCAAGGCTGGGCAACTCGGTCGGCAGCTTTAAACTGGTAGTTGTTGTTCGCTCTGATTTAGCCTGAACAACAACTTCTAACCCAAGACGCGCAATCTTCATGCGTACGCAATCACGAGTTTTCCCAAGCGTTTTAGCAATAGCCCTAACCGACCTGTTTTCACGCAGCATCTGCTCCAGCTGCTTTTCCTCTTCAACAGTCCAAGGCTTACCCTTCGTCATTCCCGTTTACCTACCAACCAGTAACCCACAGAAAAACCGAATAGGAATCCGCCCAGCCAAGTTAAGACCCAAACAAGCCAAATCACGCCTGACTCCTCCTTGATGAGAAAAGAATTTTGCGACTCTTTCTTGCCTTAATCACGACTCCTCGACCTGCAAGTTCGTTGAGAATCTGACTTTCCGTCGCCCGGTTTCTGCCTGTAATCTGTGCTATGTCAGAGCTTGTCGCTGGCTTGCCCAGTTTGGTGAGAGCGTTCAGGGTAGGCAGGAACTTTTCGGACACCTGAACCTGTACTTGGGGCATAGCGCTTACTTTGGCATCTATAAGGTCAAGTTTCTTGAGGACCTTCTCGAATGCTGCTCTAACCTCAAAGCTTCTCATGTTCTCTTCCCCATGACCACGCAAGTCGTCAAGCTGCCCACAAGTCCAGAAATGACAGCAAGCAACTCCATGCTCACCTTGCCGCCAGTCAAAACCAAGTACATCCCTTCCAGGATTATGGCGCCTATCAAGGCGATGATTAAGCCAACCATGCTCCAGACAAAACGTTCAGAAGGCGGAACAGTAACACGCCTGAACCTTCTTGACCGAGTCCTGCCTGTCCTTGTAGTATCAGCTGGTATGCTCTCAGGGTTGCCTTCGGAAACCAGCATAACCCGAGTGAAGCGTTCTCTGATGAATTGTCTTAGTTTATCTAGCGTCTCTTTTCACCTCGAAGGTTCTGCCCTTAATCTGAAAACGCCTAAGGTAGTGATGGCAGCGTCCCATCATGAAAGCCGCTTGACAAAGCCGAACACGCTCCACGTCCAGAATGCCAGACTGGATGACGTGCACGTTCTCAACCGTGCCCACAGGAATGATAGTCGTGTCCACTTGGCCATAGTCGGCTACAGCGGTGAACACCCAGAGGCTTGCAACCATGACGATGTGCTTGCTTCTCTTGCCGAATAATCCAATGAATACGCCGTAGCTCTTGACGGGGCTGTCTATGACGGCGCCTGGAACGCCCACTTCCCTTAGCTCTCGGACGGTTTCGATTTTGCCTCGGCTAGCATCCAGCCAATCCACACAGATCAAGTCTCCTGGCTTAACCTGCTCCAAAGCCTTCAACACCGCCTTACTCACGATTAGCTCTCTCCATGGTGGCGATGCGACTTTCAACAGCTTCGCTGATGTCCTGCAGCAAGTCCTCTTGCGTCTGCTCAGGCAAAGCTAAGATTCGTTTCCCGACCTTTTCCCAGATGGCTTGCCATTTCCTGCGCAAGTACGCTGACTTAACGTAATTTCTAACTTTTTCCATGTTCCGTCTCTCCATTTTTCCTCAACTCCCCTCATCGTGACTGCGAAATCCCCAAAAACGGGGAACAAACTATGCGAAAGTGAAGGTCAACCGCCACTCAATCGTCAAAGGCACACTTGTGTTAACCACGAAAGCCGTGAAATCGCCATCTGCAGCGCTTAGGCGACTGAACAAGGCTGTGCCGCCGCCACCGTACGTCCAACCAAAGCCCTGCAAGTTAGTTACCAAGTCAAGGAACAGGCCAATTTCTGAAACTGTTATAGCCGTCAACGAACCGGCATTCCACGTTGCAGTCCATGCTATGCGATAAGTGCCGCCACCAGGAGAAGATGTAACTCCAGCTTGGGAGTCAGGGGCTGCCCCGACAGGAGTTGTTAATCCAGTCGTGGTTCCCTGAGTAACGTTCCCGCCTGTGCCGAGTCGCATGTACGTCGTCTTGGAAGTCCATTGATAGGACGTCCCATGCAACCCTGAGCTGTAAGCTAAAGCAGTCGGTGACAACAAGTTAATCAGGTGAGTTAAACCTTGGTTGACGATGTGACCTTTGGTTGCGAACCTGAGTTTCTTGCCCTCGTAAACTCTGATTTCGTCTGTTATGGTAACGACATCGCCGAAAGTGTTTCTGCGCTTGAAGACGTCTTTGATTTTCTGTTTTGACAGGCAGATACTCCGCTTCAAGACGTTGTACTCCGCCATTGTCAGCGGTCTTCTTGGCAAATCCATTTGCTTTTTCCACCTCCCTTTACGTGTTCGTGATTGTTGTTGACTCGGAAAGACTGAGCACATCCTCCCCAATCTTTCCTTCACTGTAAAGCAAAATCTCAACCAAGCCGTAGGAATCGCTCAGCACCCTTGCATCTCCAAAACTCAACGCCTCTTCCCTTAATGGGGCGTCGCCTATGCTACCCCGCATGTACGCTATGAAGCCACTTTCTTGCCCCACGTTCCAAACGTTCTCCCTTCCAACTTGTCCTCTCACGATTTCAACTGGCATAGTTCATCCTCACTCATTGGTTACCTCCAAAACCTCATCGAAAGCTGGAACATCAGCCCCAGCATAATTCTCATTCATGCTCCGAAGATGAGTTTCAAAATAAACGCAGACTTCGCCAACCTGCTTTGTCCCGCCATGGTTCAAGTAGAGCGACTCGGTCATGCAGAACTCAAGCTGCCTTCGCTCTTCCAAAAGAGAGGCCTGAGGAGCAAGATTGCACAAAATCTCATCTTCAAAACGTGTTAGCTCTATTGGATCGAAGAGTATGCTGTCTGAGAGAAGCGCCTGCTCTAAACTCTGGACGTAGCCGTCTGCAAGGTTGATTGTTATGAAGCCAAATTCCTCCGGCGGCTCCTCTTCTTCACCGCCTGTTCCCGTGCCAGCGTTGTTTAAGCCTGAATCTTTAGCCGACAAAGCCTCCTGATAAGCAGCCAAAGCATCCGCAAGCTTGAAGCCACGATTCTGGAACAAAACGGTGGTCCTGACACCTCTTGCCGAGTAGGTGAACTCTACGCTTTTGACTTCGCCGTTGTACTCGTTTAAGCCGACTTCCGTGTTGGTTATAGTTGCCATGCAGTACAGGTCGATGGGCACGATGTTCTTGGTTTCCAGAGCAATTTCCTTGGTTAGCTCCTTATACTTCTGTAGCAAGCCTTCGGCTTTGGCTTGAGTTGCAGCCTGAGAGGAAAGGCTTACATCCTTGAACGTCTTGTCACGTCGCCAAAAGTTAGCCTCACTCGTTGAGTCATGCGCCGTGTAGTCGTAGGGCAAGCCAGAAACAGTCTTGCCCACCTGATGCACATAGTTTACGACTTCGTCTATGTCCCGGTTGCTGATGTTGAACTGGTCGCTTTTACTCTTGAACGGTATGCTACTTTGGCTTCTTGCGAGGCTAAACGGGTAGAAGTAGACGGTTTTGTTGAAGTCTACGCCCCAAACGAAGGCGTTGGCGTCTGCAAGTTCCTTGATTATCTTTGAAATTGGGACAGCGTTGTATTCTGCAGAGGTGACTATGCCATCTAAGACGTTGTCATACCAAAAGACGCCGTCAAAATAGGTCTTGATTAAGTCCTTAACGATGAATCCGCATGTCTTGTTCGTGTACGTTTTGTTGTAGGCTTCTCTGAAGTCTAAGCGTTTAGCGTAGCCTTTGCCGCTTTCCACCTTAAGCCGAGACGGCGGATAAGTCCTCTCGGGAGCGTCTATGTATCCTCGGAAAAGCAAGTAGAGAATAGCCTCTGTACCCGCTCTGATCTCAATCTCGGATTTGACGCTGAGCTCATCGTACTTGTTGCCCTCGTTCTTGATAGTTAAAGATGCTTGTGGATGGCTACCGTCACGTAGAACAACCCTGAAATCTATGACATCATCGGTAATGACCCGCTTATCGTTCCCAGTTACAGCACTTACTATCGCCTTGGCTTTTCGGTTTTGATTCCCAAAAACAAGCAGCGATTTAGCATAGAACTCGATTGAACCGGAAGCATCAGCTCGTGCACTGAAAGCGCAACGCAACGTTGCTGATAAGCTCTGGTCACACCAGTCGCTAACCTGCCAAACCACTAAGCCGTCAGAAGCCAGCTTTATCGTTAAGTCAACATTGAACTTGCGAGAGTTAGAAGCATATGGTGTTATTTCCATTTCGACTAGGTACTCGGTGTTTAGGCTCCAAGTTGCCTCTGACGATTTGGCCTTTGGCGAGTAGTCTTGGCTGACGACAAACTGGAACTTGTTGTCCGCAACTGTGCCGTAGAGTGTGGCGACCCACATGCCGTAGACTTCGGTTCCCAAGAAGTGCCCATCACGAATATCAGGCGACAGCAGGTAGAAGTAGAAGCCAAACGTGATCGGCTTTATGATTACTCGAACTTTGAAGGGCACCTTGAATTCGGCTCTGCTCATCAGGTTTAAGCCACCCCAGCCGTTAGAATCCACAGCAGCAACAAAGCGGCAACCGTTAACGGTAGGCTCAATAGCGCCATCAGTGAATTTTACGCTAGTGTTCTCACGTGCGAGAAAGGCAAACCACTTCCCCCTATCAGGTGGATAACCAGCGGTTCCAATGAAGGAGTCCTTGAACAGAACGTTCTTGTAACTACCCATCACTCAAAACCTCCCACGTCATCAACAGCGAAAAAGTAGTTTTGAGCCTGAGCCTTAGTTACAGCGAACTTTATCTTGTCAATCTGTCCCCAATCGAGAGCGCCATGGTTTATGAAAGAGGTTTTATGGATTCGAAGCCTTAACCACTTTTCAGCTTCTGCTATCAGTGCTGAGAAATCGTATGTAGCATTGTTTGTGCCTTCACTAACCTTTATGGTGGCACCGCTAATCCCCGAGACATCGCTCATTAACCATGCGAAGCTTAGCCAATCAAAATCCTCGAGGTCTATAACGTCTAGCGGGTCATAGGTTAGGTTGACTTCTTCGGCAGCCTCTGCGTCGTGACTGACTTTTATGCATGCTGCACCTTCAAGCGGAACCGGTGAACCTGAAACGACGCCAACAACTGCATCCACCGTTTGAGTTGACCAATCCAAGAGGCTGTCACATGAGTTAACCAGCTTAAACAGACTCTCCTTTAGTGAAAGGCTGTATCTGAGAATGTTCACGCCAACTTTGGCAAGTCTGACCTCTTTAACAAAGACAACGGTGGAAACGGCGTCTGAGTCCAGTTTTAAACTGTTTCCCAAGCGCTTTGCTCTTTGAAGCTGCTTGAAGTCATCGAACCTGCTTGGTTCACGCAATATTCCAGTCAGCTCTATGGTTGAAGCTTGTTCGCCTAAGTCTTGACTGCTGCTTCCTCGGGCTGCTGGCAAATCAATGTCTTCCAGCCTCTTCGGGTCAGAGAAGCTGAAGCCATTCACGACGCCAAGGTTTAGTCCTCCAAGTGACACCGTCATTTTTGGGTTACCTCGGCACAAAGAACGTCTGAGCCTTCAAGTCGGAACGCACAATCCTGCTAAGATGCTCGTAAACTGCTTCAGCGAATTCTCTCGGTTCCTGACTCTGGCTTACGCTACCTTCTGGAAAGTTGAATGTAGGAGCCAAAACCAGCGTCTGAGAACCAACGCTGGAACTGCTTGACAGTTTGTCGAGTGGGACGACGACTTCAGGTCCTGATTCGCCGATTAGGGCAACGGTCGGACTGGTGACTATGCCCCCTTCAGCTAAACCCAGCATCTTGCCTATGCTGCCTAAGCCTCCGCTGATAGCGTTCCCTAAACCGCCAAGAGCATTGCCGACTCCGCTGAAGAAATCGCCAATGGGCTTGAGGATGTTATTATAAGCCCATGTTAGCGCATCGACAACTGGCTTGATGAATGTGTCATAGGCCCACTTCAAACCACCAGCAAAAGCATTCCAAGCACCCAGCAAGGCGCCGGCAACAAAGTTGCCAAGAGGCACTAGTACATTGTCCCAGAGCCATTTCAGCCCATTGTAAACTGCGCCTATGGCAGACGAAAGCACATTCCAAACAGTAACCAGTCCGTTCCAGTAGCCGGTGAATACTGATGCCACGAATTTTCCAAGCGGAACCAGCACGTTGTCCCATAGCCACTTCAACCCGTTATAGACCGCGTTAATCGCGGCGCTTAAGGTGCCTCCGAGGACTTGTCCAATGGCGTTTATGGCATCACGGAAAGGTGGACAAGCATTATAGGCAGCGATTAAAGCCGCGACAATCAAGCCTATGGCCGTGACAACAGCCACAATCGGGTTAGCCGCAAGAAAATTCAAAGCGCCACTCAATGCTCCGGTTGCAGTGGTTGCGGCTCCTTGGATAGCTGTCCAGCTTCCAGTTATCGTGCTTAAACTGCCAACCATTGTTATGACAGTAGGTATAACCTGTAGTGAACCGCTAATCATGGCTTGAGTTTTGTTTTCTTCTGCTTGTTTAACTCGTTCTTCAGAGACCCTCAGTGCGTCTTGAGCAATTTGCAGCTGATTAGACGAGTTTGTGTATTTCTGTGTGGCGTCGTCGAGTTTTCGCTGTGCTGCTTCCGCTTCCTTGCTACCGTCGCCGTACTGTTCGATTGCCTGTTCTAGGTCAACTTGCGCTTTCTCCAAGTCCCGTCCAGCTTTCTCGGCTTCCTGCTGAGTTTTAGTAAGCGCCTGTTGGCTTCGCTGCAACCCCAAAGTAGCTTTGTCGACGCTTAGCTCTGCGTTCTGGACTCGGTCATAGGCACCGTAGAGTGAAAAAGCCGATGTGGCTAATCCGCTGAAACCCAATGCAAGGTCCTTGGCGCTCGCATCTGTCTTTCTCTGCGACTCGGTTACTTGTTTTCCTGCTAATTCCACGTCTTGCATGCTTTCGGTTATGTTGCGTCCAGCTTCCGCTACAACTTCGCTTGCCTCATCGGTTGCTTTGATTGTCACGTTTATGTTGGAGCTCATACGATTTCGCCTATTTGTGGCGCCAACGCAGCCAACTGACTAGGAACGATAGCTGGAACGGTGTTAGGGAGCTGATGTAGTCGAGGGTGTAACCGTACTCGTGTGCTATGATGCCGATGATTTGGGCTTGTGGAGTGGCGTCGATCCAATCCGCTGTTGGACGTGCAAAAAACGGGTAAACAACTGCGACATCACCAGCGTCAATGCGCCTCTAACGTCGAAGGGTACGGCTTGATAGTCTTCCCAAGTCAGGGCTGGGTCAGCTTTTTGAAGCATGGCATGGATTACACGTTCGGCTTTCTCGTTGTCACTTTGGATAGCTTCAAGATGCAGAGCTGCAAACTCGCTTTGAGAAAGCAGCCCGTATCGGATTTCTCCAAGGTCAGGGTCAACTAACACTTGGATTTTGCGAGTGGATTCCGCCAGAGCTTTTGCATCGAATTTCTTGGCGATTTCAGCTTTCGCTTCAGCATCCTCTATTTCGTGTTCTTCGAGTTTCTGCTTGTACTCGGCAACTTTCTGCTCTTCAGTTTCAGTCATGGCCCTCACGTTATGCTATGGTTCCTAGTTGCAGGTCGTCGCCTTCGCCTTCCATCGACTGCATAACAACACCAGTTTGCTTCTGATCCAATTTCCAGTTGGTGAAAACCACATTCTTCACCGTCACCTTGGGCTTGCCTGTAGCTGCGCCAGCGGGATCCAACTTAATGTCCACGGGGTCACCAGTCAAAACCACCTGCGCATACGTGTTGTCCACGTACATGCTTTCCACAGAAACTTTGTAGCTCTGGTTGCCGTCTTCAACTATGGCGGGCTTGTTGCTGTTTAAAGCGTAGTCTTTCACAAGTTCGACGCCTATGCTTACGGAGACGCCTTTCGCATATCCGATTGCCGTTCCAGCTTTCTTGACGACACCGTTTCTTCCAACTATTGGTGTACTCAATTTCTTTTCCTCCTTTAGTTACTTGGATGATAGATGATGGCTTGGAAGCGGGTTTCTCCGCCATAGAACAGTTTGTTCTCAAACTTGATTTCACCCGGAGCAAAACTCACAGGAATGCAGTCAGCTGCTTTTCCGCCCAAGGTTCGGTCAGCTAAAACAGCGTCGACGACATCTGCCATTAATGAGATTATGTCTTGGAACCAGTCCTTCGGCTCATTCTCGTTAATGACCAGAATGACGCTGAAGTTGACCTTGACTTCCAACATGTCGCCGAGTGTGCCTTGTGAAATTCCAGAGGGCATGGCGTTTATGACTGCTTTGGGTAGCGAATCGTAAGTGAACTGTTCGCCAAGCAACACAGCCTTGATGGAGCTTTTAGTTTCGATGGCAGTCTTGACCGCGTCGAAGACGTCCTTGTATGCAGTGTAGAAGCCCATTAGCTAAGCATCTCCAGCCATAGTCTGGCGAATGTTTCCTCGGCTTTACAACGTGCATCATCAACCGCGTTCTGAATGAACGGGTTAGGCTTCGTACCAGGATGATTAACCAGATGAGTGAAAACTAATCTTCCGTCTGCTGCCTCAAAAGCCAAAACCGAAGCATTAACGGGTCTAATCACGTGAGGCCTTGTGCCCTTCACCACGTACATGGCATAAGAAGCCAAAACGTTAATTGACGCTTCACCGTCGCCGACTTCCTTGACTACTGTGCTGGCTAAGTAGCCTGTTTGTGTTGGAGCATTCCAGAAAGCCGAAGCCCACGCAATGTCCGCAAGCTTCTCAACCAACTTCTGACGCATCGGTCCGCTAAGCTTCTGAGAACCGTCATCAAACTCAAGACCGCTGGTGGAGACTTCGAAGCTAAGCACGGTTAAGCCACCCCCACGTACAGCTCTTTCTCAGCGTCCACGTAGACGCTTAATATGCGGTTTGCTTCAGTCCAGAAGGCTTCAGCGCCCACAGGGTCTCGTCTGCGTCTGAAATCCCAAGCAGCAAAATACTTCGTCGCATCAGCTAGAACCTGCGGCACAACAGAAGGCACGGTTAAGCCTTCACGTGACAAGAGACCATCCACAAGGGCGCTGGCGCTGGTTATGCATTCGGAGAGTTCGCTGTCCCACTTATCCTCGCTGATTTGCAGAACAGCCTTCACGTTGGCAACAGCGCAGTAATCCAAGGGCGCCTAACATCCAAACCATTATTAAATCGGATATGTAAAGGCGCGTTTGATAAGCAATCCCGCGGAAAAATCAGCATGAAAAGTTAACCACAAAAAAAGAAAAAGAAAAGTTAAAATTTTACAGGGTTTAAGATGAGCTAAACGGATTACTGAGTTTTCTTTTCTTCAGTTTTCGATTTCTCTTCTTTCTTCTTCTTAGGCATCCGCTCCATCCCTCCTGCTGACTTTCAGCCGCGAATGAATGAACCTTGCCTAGCATTAGCCGCTTTCTGCAAGCGATATATACGTTTTTGCTTGGCAAACAACAGTTTTAACGATTAGTCAGCGGTATCGACTAGATGTGCTGTGCCGTCGGGACAATACACTTTCTCGCCGACTTTGACTTTGGCGTAACGGCGCTTACAATCGTAAAGCTGCAGGGCGCAACCGTCACAATCACGAGACAGCATCTTGTCACCTCACCTACATTAAACAAGTTCCGACCGGGAAGTCAATTCAGGGAAATAAAGATTTTCTAAACAGAGATGTCAAAAAAAGTGTTATTCCTTTAAGTCAAAACTTGCAATTCAACTGAAAAAATGAGGCAATGCCGCTACCAGACTATTCTATGTATTTTTCTGAGAAGGAGCTTGGCCGCCTAGTGCTTCTTTGATGCTGAAACCAACGATGCCTGCAAGCCAAGATATAACGGCGAGTGGAACCTTGAACTCGAT